TAAATGGAGCTAACTTATTTCCATATTTTGGAATACGACTTGTTTCTGGCATACGTGCCGTCCAAATCCTTACCTCATACCCTCTTGTCGGTAAGTCATTGTATAATGACATATCGGACTGGGGAGTACCTAAGAATATAATTTTACCATTAGGAGATAACACGGCCTCAAACTCTTTTACACTATCCGAAAGTTTATCTCTCATAGTTTGTGTTAATGAGTTATTTAAACTTTCGCAGTCGTCAGAGATTATGAAGTCCGCACGTGAACCAGTGATCTGACCTGTAATCCCTACCGATTTGACACTGGGTGCGTGCGAGGCTTTTGCTAGAGCGACATCAAAGGATACGTTACTTCCCCTTTGGTCAGCTCTAGGTGTTAGGTGTTTTAATATTTCTAATTCATTGATTAATCTTTTAGTAAATGTACTAAAATCATCGGCTCTGTTTTTAGAAGCAGATACGACTAAGAATTTTAAATTTGGGTTTCGTAATAAGTTCCAACACACGAAGGCACTACAAATCCAAGACTTACCAGCACCTCGAAAAGCTTGTATGACACTTCGTCTGGGTGCGTTTTGTAGAAAATCTGCAATATCGTATTGAACTGGTGTTGGTTCAATATTTAAGTGTTTCCATACTAAGTATAGGAAGTTACGAAAATCCGCTTTAACAGCGTCCATAAATGGCCTCTATTTCTTATTTAAACGCACGTATATGCACGTTTTAATTGAAGTCCTTATCTCGTACTATTTCTTCTAAATCCTCTATTTTAAAAGGTAGTTCTTCGGCTAATTTTGACACAGCATTTCCAGACTTTGGAATACAGTCTATGTTATTATCCTTAAGGAATTGACGTGCCACATTTAGGTCGGCACTTTTAACCTCGTCGCTCATTATCTTATCTAATAATTTTTGTGCTAGAAGCTCGTGTAAGTCTTCTAGTTTTTTTAATTTTTCTGACATTTACATTCCTTTAATAGTAAACAACCATAAGTCGTTTTATAAATACACATTTATTTAATTATCCAATTTTTTGGTATTACAAGAATTTCTCCAAACTCAATAATTCCTTCACTGTCTATTGAGTATGTTGCAAATGTTTTAATGTAATTTTTTGTTTCTTCAAATATCCAACCTCTTGTTATACAAGTTGCTGGTTTTAATTCTCTTATTTCTTTTTCATTTACCCAACCAGTTTTAGATTGAGCGTCTAACCAATATAATTCTCCTTTAATTGGTTTATAAGGAAAATTATTTATCATTTTATTTTTTTGGTTTCTTTTTAAATTTATTACTTTTGGTAATAACTTTTTTAAATCTAACTATTCTTTTTAAAGGCATTACTTTTTAGAGTTAGTAAATGCGTCAATAGAGGGCTTAAGTCCGTATATAGCCCCGAAGATACCAACGATTAACCATTGATACCAACTAGGAAACTTACCAAAGTAATCAAAGAATAAATCTAGTTTAGTTTTAATATTAATATCATCGCTAATAATTGCGTAAGATAAAACAAGAATTGGAATACAAACCACCACCAAGACAAATTCGTCTTTCCATGAACGATCTTGCTGATCAGCCACATCTCTTTGGTATTCTATTTCACCACGAGCCATGCGTTCATAGTATCTACGTTCTGCTTCTGATTCTAAAAGTTCTGATTGTTTATGATTTTTATAAATCTCAGCACCAGTTTTAAAAACTGTCGGTATTATATTCCACCACATATTAATTTTTATATTTAACTCTTAATTTACCTCTATTTAAATAAGCAGAGGTTACTCTTAAATTTGACCTAGAATTATTTGTCGGGTTGCTGTCAATATGGTCAACATCTTTACCGTCACCCTTAGCAACAATTCCTTTAGCCATTAATTCTCTACGAGCTCTATTTCTAGATGCCCTTTCTAATTTTGCTTTTTCTGAAGATTGATATTTTTGATATTCTAATCTGTAATTTCTACGAGCCATTTTTATCTATAAGATATTGCCAGATTGTAAATATTGTTCCTAACATAGCGGCAATTCCTATGAGAACTTTTAAACCACCTTTTGACATAGCAATTTGTTGTTTTAATTCAACTATATCATCACCGTGTTTAGTTATATCGGTGTGTATGTGTGCTATCTTATTGTTTATATCCTTTAAGATATGTACTAAAAGATTACTGTTAAATTGATCTTTTTTATTGGTTACTCGTCTTTTTTTAGTTTTCATATTAATTTTAATAGTCGGCCGTATCTGAACAAGTAACGACCGACCACTAATTTTAACTACTCTAGGTCTTCGTCTATATCTTCGTCGATATCGTCTTCAAAACTTTCATCTTCGAAGTCTTGGTCTTCTACTTTGTCTTTGATCTGGTCTAGTTTGTCTTCGATTTCTTCAATCAAATCCATAACTGACACTTCTTTTTTCTTACGTGCCAATGTAGTCGCCTTTGTTGATTGTTAGTTTTACTTTTTGTTATTTTGAAAAAATGCTTCAACTGACTTTGCGTAGTCTTTGAAAGCATCTGCCCAAAATTTCTGAACCTGTCCTGCGAAGTTTTCTGTAGCTTTCTTAGCTTCTTCGTAAGAAGGAATTTCAAATTTAGGTGTGAACATATTTTCCTCTTGTGTTGGTTTGTTTAAAAATTGTATTTCTTCAAATGTATAAGGTGTCATTTATTTAGGTCTAATGTTGTAACAAATATAAATTGTTAAAATTAAAGTTACATAAATTGCTAGTTCTATACTTGTAAAAATCATAGTTATTTATTAGGGAAACCAGCTTTCATATCAGAATATGCTTTAGCTGATATAGTTGATTTAGATTTAGCTCTAGATATACCTAGTTTTTTTCTACGATTAATATTGGCGTAGAGTCCTCGTCTACCTTTCATATTTATTTCTTTTTACTATTATGTTTAGCACCTTTCATAACTCTACCATCTGGCATTTTATGAGTGCTTTTTTTTGTGTGTTTTGGCATTGTGCTTCCTATTAGTTGTTAAGATTTTTTATGTCTATTTGCAAAATTTCTAGCAGCTTCTTTAGACGCAAAGCCCCAAGCACGAAGTGCTAATTTTAAACGAGTAGGTCTTCCTTTTTCATCTTGTAAAGAACCTTTCATTCCAGCAAAACGAGCTGCGAAAGAAACTCTACGAGGATTAACACCCGACTTAACTGGTGCTTTTAAATTAGAACCTTCTGTTCTATTATAGTATTCTCTACCTTTAGCATTTAGTCCACCACTAGGGTTTTGATATACTTTTTTTGTCATGTTATTTTTTTGTTAGTTGTTAAGAAAAGACTTATGGTCTTTTTGAGGTTACGAAATTATGCGTTCTCTCCGTTATACAAAGCAGTAACTTCCGCATCACTTAAAACTCTATTGAAAATTCTTAAATTATCAACCCAACCAGCAGTTCCATATTGAGCATTACCTACCTGTGTAGATGCAGTTCCTAAATATAATGTATTTGTTAATGATACTGCTTTATTTATTGTTTTTTGTAAAACTCCATTTACATAAAATTTCATGGTTGAAGGATTTGCAGTAAGGCAAATATGAAAAGTTGTGCCATTATTAATAGTTATGTTTGTGCCTAAATTTTCTCTATTACCATCAGGTTCACTAGAAGCCAAACTATTAGCATAAATAGCAAAACTTCTTTGGTATGCACCACCACTATTAGATAAAATTATCTGTCCTGAAGATTGATTTCCCCAAATACCTTTAAATGAAGGTTCATTACTATCTAAGTCACTAAAATTAACCCACATACAAGTTGTGAATGTAGTTAAATTTGGATTAGAAATATAACCATAATCAGAATAACTGTGATGAAACGCATTTCCAATTTTACCTGCTGAACTTTGATTACCACCACCAAAGGTCATATTAAAATTGCCTAAAGTGTCTGTTCCATTACCTTCAAATCTTTGAAGCATAACACCAGAACTATCTCCAAATGGGTCACCTGATGATTTCCACTCATTTTTAACAATTATATTAAATGCTCTGTCTGCTGTTTTAGAATTTGCTGTTGCTCTTAATGTAAATGAAGAAGTAGTATCTCCATTAACATTTCCAGCAGTTCCTGTAATTGCACCTGTAGAAGAATTTAAAGATAATCCTGTAGGTAAAGTTCCTGATAAAACAGAATAAACTACAGTATCTCCGTCTGCATCTGTAGCAGTTACAGAAGTATTAACTGAACCACCTTCAAATATTGAACCACCAATTTGACCTGAAGCTGTACTCCAAGCTGGAGATACATCTACGTTGATTTGATTATCTAAAGTTCCTGCTAAACCAGAAGTATTTAAAACTCTAACATCGTAAGGTTCTTTAGCACCTACAAAAGAACTTTTTGCAATAATAGCACT